CTTCGATCTTGGCTTTCATCAGCAGCGCGGCCTCGTAATCGCCAAGGTCACGCAGCCGGAGCAGTACGGGCGCAAGCCATGAGACATCGCGCAATTGCCCAGGCCGACGCTTGCGAAAGAGATGCAGCACATCGCGCGCCGGGATGAAGTCGCTGTTTTGCCAAGCCGCACCCGGCAGCATCCAGGCCGCGCCTGGGTGGCTGCGATGCAGCCAATATCCAATCGGCTCGCCAGAATTGCCAAGCGCGATGCCCTGGATGGTGGGCGCGCCATTCACCATGCCATGGCGCGCGGTATCCAGATGATCGCTTTCCAGCACTTGCAGGCTGAGGCCGATCGGGTTCTGCGGCGATGGGCGCGTGGTGACCAACCGGATGAAGCATTCGCCGCTTTCCACGATGGCGCGCATGGCGAGCGCCTGCAGGCCATAGAGGTCAAGCTTGCCCTCCCCATCGCAAGCGGTGCTATCAGCCCAGCGGCGCCAGGCATCGGCGTGGCGCTCATCAGGCCAGCGCGTAGTGATGCCGGCGCCGACCGCATTGCCGGTCCAGAGATCCACGATGCGCGCGGCATAGGGGTCATTGCGCACAGCATCGCGCGCGCGGCGGGCGATGCCTGGTGCGGCCATGCCGATCTCTGCAGTGGCGCTGCCGCCCGAGGCCGCCCAGCTTGAGGCGCGACTATCCTGCGCTGCCGCGTAGCCTCGAAAGGCCCTCCAGGCGGCGCGCAGGCGGTGTTTCATGCGGTGGGGGCTCCAGAGATGGTATCAAGCAGCGCGATGGGGCCGTGGCAGGTGGCGCGACTACTGGCGGGGCCCTCCGGATCACGGCGAAGGGTCGGGCTCGTCCTCGTCAAGGAAGCTGCGCCTCTTGCGCTTAACCGGAGGATGTAAAGGCCTCAGTTTTTCCGTAACCAAGGAAAGGATAATACGCGCCCGTGTTTCGGGATTCCGGTAACTCTTAAATGTTGCACGGATGGAGATCAGTAAGCCGCTTTTGAACACCAATTTGGGGAATAGTTGCATTTGCACGGGTCCCACCGTGCGCGGCAGCAGCTTGGGCCATGCCAGGGCGATTGCCAGGTGAGAAACTACCCGCCTGATCAGCAGGACGCGCTTGTCGTCTATTTTTTTAGGGTGAAGTTTTAGGGAGACGCTATCCCGAATGATTGGGCTCACGGTGAGAAAGACGCCAAACCCGAGATAGGCCAGAAAGAGCAGAACGAGAATTTCGAGCATGCGGCGGTGCCTCCTTTCGAGAGGAGGATGAAAACAATCCCCCTATATATAGGGGACGCCTCTGCATGGTCGGACCGGGGTTGCGCCCCTTCATCCGGAACGGGAAAAGCTGGCCAGCGTCATGCCCGGGCGGCGTGCAGCAGCATTCTCCGCGCCATGCAGCGCGGCGATGGCGCGGCCCAATTCATCCAGGCTGCGGTATTCGACGGTGCGGCCATCGAAGGTCACGCGTGTGACGCCGCCGGTATAGGCGCCAACCAGCACAGCGGCGCGGCTGCCTGCGGGCTGCGCCAGTGCCCAGGCGAGGGTTGCGGGATCCACGGCGGATCACCCACCAGCACCGCGCGACAGTGCGCGCAGGATCGGCAGGATCTGAGCGCCACCCGCGCCAAGCGCGACCAGCACCGCGACGATGCCCCAGATGGCAGCCTCAATCCGGCGCGACTGCTTGCGCAGACCGCAGATCTCCGCGCGCACCGCCGTGTAGCGCTCGGCGCAGCGCTCGACATGCAGCGCCAGATCCTCGCGCTCACGCGCGTGGAGTTCCCCGTTACTCATGATTTCCTCGCTGATAAAAAGTTCACAGAACCGGGCGTCGGGGAAAGGCGCTTCTACCTTTCCAAAGATATGCCCTGAAGCTCGCGATGTTTCACGCGAACGCTGCCACCGTCAGTCCGTTACAAGTGGCGGCCGACATCCATGCGCTGATGCAGCACGCGAACGACAATAAGTTGCCGCTCGGTGAGACGATAGAATACAAGATGGGAGCCGACCGCATATTTGAAGTAGCCGTCCCGAATATCGACAACCCGTCCGGTTTTGCTGCCTGTCGCCAGATCATCGAAAGCATCAACGATGGCGGCGTGGTAGCCGTCCGCCTGCTCAATCGACCAGTTTCTGTATGTGTAAAGCCAGATTTCTTCGAGGTCCGCTTCCGCCCTGGGTGACAGCAAACAAGCCCGGGGTTTACCTGGCATGCTTGCTGCGCATGCGCTTGAGGAACGCGCCATTGTCAAATGGTACCGGCTTGCCGGATTCCTCGCCGACAATGAGTGCTTCCTGAAGGGCCTTCACTTTCGCCTCATGCTCCTCCAACAAACGGAGGCCCGCCCGAACGACATCGCTGGCGGAGCCATAGCGGCCCGATTGAACCTGCACATCGATGAAGTTGGCGAAATGGTCGCCGATTGAAACAGACGTATTGCGCGCCATGACCTACCTCCCGGCTAGTGCCAAGATATACCAATTTTTGGTATCGCTGGCCACCCCTTTCTTGCTGCATGGAGGTCTCGGCGTCCCGAAAGTGATCACCGCAGCCAACCGCCACGCGGCGCCAACCAGCCAGGCCGGCGCATCATTGGCGCTGGTTCCGGGTTTGGCGGCGCGACCGGAACGGCAGTCTCTACCGCTTGGCTTTCCACCGGCGCATTCGCGATATCCTCCCGCAGCCGTTGCCAGAAGCGTTCCCCATACCGATCCGCACCCAGCAACCACAGCGCCGCACGCGCCAGCACCGCGCAATCCAGCGCCTCGTTCCTGTCCCGCAGCTTCGCCCATTCCTGGCGAACAAAGCCGCGCCGGTCTTTCACTTGGTGCAACTGCTCCGCCACCAGCTGCTTGACCCATTCAACCTCAATCCCTTGCGGCAAATGCACCCAGCCAGGTGGGAATTCCGTCGCCTCGCCGCGCCCGAGCCAAAGCCGGCGATAAAGATCAACCTTCCAGGTCGAAACCGAGACCGTCCAAAGCTTCAAGCCGCGCCGCAGCTTTCGTCCATCCACCAGCGCATCCACCGGCGTCGGGCCTTGCACCGGCTGAGCCCTATTCCAACCATCCACACCCTTGGTCGGCGCAATGCGTGGATCGCGCAGCCGGCGCAGATGGCCATAGACCGCCGCCGTATCGCGCCCTCCCGTATCAACGCAGGCCTTGGCAATGCGGATTGCGCCGCCATTCGCCCGTGGCCAATCACGAGCCAGTAATTCCGCCAGCGCATCCCAGGGCGCACGTTCGCGCGGGCTGCCGGGGATGACGATGTGGTCCACCAGCCAGGAGGAATAACCCTCCGCCCAGGCCCAGATATCGCATTCCAGCCGATCATCCTGCACATCCACGCCCGCTGTCAGCACCAGCGCTTCCTGCGCCACGACACCAAGGCGGAAATCCTCGCGCCGTTCCACAAGGCGTTCCCAATCCGGTGCCTCACCACGATCCTGCCAGGTCTCGCCCAGCACCGTGTTGCGGAAGGTCTTCAGATCCTCGGCCTTGCCCTGCGCTGCTTCCCAATCGCGCGCGATCTGCTCCCAGGAAAGCCAGCCGACGGGGGAATACAGCGCCGAGATATGAAAGCCGATGGTATGCGGGTTCTCCGCTGACGCTGTCGGGCGCCATTCGCCGGCGGCGAGCATGGCGGTCTTGTGATGTTCCTCAATCGGCGCGTCGCAATCCTCGCAATGATAGCGCACGCTGCGCGGGTCGCCCTTCTCCCAGATCAGCCTCTCGAATTTCAGCCATTGCATCGCGTCGCAATGCGGACAGGGCAGGAAATAACGCCGCTGGTCTGATGCCGCATATTCCCGTTCAATCCGGCTGCGCCCGGCAATGGTCGGGGTTGACACCAGAAAGGCTTTCCTGCGCCAGCCGAAGGTACGCGCCCGGGCCTCGGCCAGGGCAATCGGATCGCCTTCGCCTTCGATATCGCCGGGATAGGCGTCTACCTCATCCAAAAACAGAAATCTGGCCGGCATGGAACGCAGCCCGACTGCGCTATTTGCGCCCGTTAGCACCAAAATGCCGCCGGGGAATTCCTTGGACAGCATGGTATTGCCGCTATCGCGCGCGCGGGCGGGCGCCACGCGTTCCCGAAGCGCCGGCGTTTCCTCCAGCAAGGGATCAATGCGCTGGCGGGAGAAGCGCTTGGCCAATTCCACGGTCGGCTGCACCGCCAGCACCGGTGCTGGCACATGATGCAGAATGTAGCCCAGCCAATTATTGCCTGCCTCGGTCGCGCCCACCTGCGCGCCTTTCATGAACACGATCCGCCGCGCCGGGTGCACCGCGGAAAGCGCATCCATCACATCGCGCAGATAGGGTGTGCGGCTGGTGCGCCAGGGGCCGGGTTCGGATGATGCACGGCTACCCAGGATACGGTGCTGTTCCGCCCATGCCGAGACAGTGAGTTGCGGCGGCGGGCGCAGCATGGCCCCGGCACGGCGGCGCACATGCTCCTGCGTGCGGCTTTCATTCGCCGCCGATGCCGGGAGGGTCGAAGCGATCGGAAGCCTCCGTCAGAAGCTCATTGATGTGCTGCTGCAAGATGGTTTGCAGCAGATGGGGCTCGATGCCGAGTTCGGCGGCAATGACGCCCGCCACGCGCGCGGGCCAGTTCAGCAGCGCGTCACGCATGGTGCTGGCGATTTCATCAATCGTCGCATTGGCTGTCGCGACGTCGAGCAGCCGGCCCTTGCTTTCGTCGAGCGCCAGGCGTTGGGCTTCGACCTTGAGGGCGAGTTGCGCGACCTTGAGGCGAGCGAAGGGCGTGCCCTCGGCCGCCCCGCTGCCGCTGAGCGTGGAGCGCTGCGGGTCGGCGGTTTCCAAGAGTCTGGCGCGCGTCTTGGCGATGTCCCATTGGCCATCAGATTCGCGCGCGATGCGTCCCGTGCGTTCGGCCTTGTGCATGGTGGTATCGCTGACGCCGAGGCGTCGTGCTGCTTCGCGCGTAGAGGATGTCAGTTCAGCCATGGCGGCGACCTCCCGCCGCGCGTTGGTAGGGGTTCAGGAAATGATCAGCCTATCAGCGCCTTGAGCTTCGCGCGCACTTCGGCGAGTTCCGATGCGGAAACGCGACCCTTCCGCGTGGCGCGGCGCGCTTGCCAATCCAGGCTCTTGACCTGATCGGCAAGAACCACGCTCGTGGGATTTCCCTTGATGGCAACTTCGAAAGGATAGCCCTTGATGCGCGTTGTCAGCGGGCAGCACACCATCAAGCCTGTCTTGCCATTATAGGTCGCCGGGCTGAGTACCAAGGCCGGGCGATGACCAGCCTGTTCGTGGCCAGCCTGTGGATCGAATTCCAACCAGACGATATCGCCAGCTTCCGGAACGTAGCGGCGACCACTCACCAGATTTCGCGCCCCATGGGGGGGCCTGTTTCAACCGCATCGTGTCTATTCTTTTTGGTAATGCCATTGAGCAACGTATCAAGGTCATAGCTCGGCTCACGAATGGGTGTGATGACGATGCGACCGTCTTCCTCTTTCACTTCGACCGGCTGGTCGAGCGAAACCTTCGCTGCAGCCATAACGGCGGCTGGTATGCGCAGCGCAGCGCTATTGCCCCATTTCTTGACGAGCACCTTCACGGTGGTAGCTTTCCTTTTAGCTTAGGAAGCCTCAATAGCGCTTTGCACCCTTTGGTGTCAACATTGTAGATACTCCGTCAGCGCGTGGCTTGGGCCAGGGCCAACCCGCGCAAACGCTGGAAAGCGGCAAGGGCAGCTTGCCAGTCTGCTTCGTGATCGGCGCCAATGCGCTTGAGAGGAGCGAGCGTCACTTTTCCCCGGCTGTAGTAGTCGCCCTGCATGCACGCGAGCCATCCAGAAAGCCCCTGCGCGGTGAGCGCATCACTCACGCCGATGATTTCAATATCAGTGGGCGGTGTTGCGCGCCCAAGCGACATGTGCCGGCCATCGGCGCCGAGCACGATCCAGCGTTGCTGTACGCCGGCGCTCATCGCGCCGGCTCCGCGTTGCGAATTTGCGTCAGCAATTCGCCGAGCCTCCGGCGCCACACGCCCGCGCCATCGATGCAATAGGCTGGGCCGTATTTGCCAGTGCCGCCCTTCCGCGCTGCGCCGAGCCAATGTGCGTGGCTCAGCCGGGCGTGTTCGGCGAGACCCTTGAGCTTCGCGGTTTCCGTTTGCTGCATCTTCAATCTCCGTCCTACGGGGCGGCATGCCCTTCGCGTGACGGACGCTTCGCGCTGTGTTTCGCGCGAGCCAAGGCAATAAAGCGCCAGGGATCGCGTTGATCCCTGGGCTATGCGCTGATAATCCAAACTGTGGCTGCGCAGCTTCATTCCGCCACGCGGTAGACGGTGTAGGACCCCTTGGCGCCCTGCTTGTTCGGACCGACTTGGCGAATGCGCTCCGCAATCTCCACCGTGATGCCTTGGCGCTTTTTTAGTCCGGCGAAAAACCCGCGCACCGTGTGCTGCGCCCAGCCGGTGGCCTCGGCGATTTGCGCCACTGTCGCGCCCTCAGGGCGGCGGAGCATTGCAAGCACCACTTCCTGCTTCGTGCCCTCGCGTGGCTTGCGTGGCGCGCCCGTGGCGCGTGTGCCGCGCCGGGAGAGCGCGTTGCGCAGCATGTCCATCGCGCGCGTGATCGGGTCTTGCGAGGCATTGGGCGGCGGCGTTTCTTCCCAGGCCGCCAGCAAGCGCTCGGCGGCTTCGCGCAGGTTCACGCTTCCCATGTTGGGCGCCTCTGGCGCGGGTTCGGCGGAAGGCTGCTCCTCTGCCTGCGGCGTCGTGTCTTCCACGCCCTGCGGCGCCGTGTCGGGCACCACGCGCCCCTCATTCGGGTCAATGCCAATGGCGCGCAGCCCTTCATCCGTCACTTGGATCAGGATCGGCGTGCCATCCGCATCCCTGCGCCATACCATCGCCAATTGATCGCGCGGCGCAGCAACCTCAATCAGCAAGCGGCTCTTGATCAGGCTGTTCACCACCGCGCGGCAGGCAGCGACGGGCAAATGCTTCGGCGCAATCGCCAGCAATTGCGGGTGCTGCGCGCCATGGCTCAATACAATCCGCTGCGTGTCAGAAAGCTTCATCGTTTCGGTCTCCGGTTGCGGGCGCCGACCATCGGCCCCTACTGCCGGGAGCCCCGCGGGCGGACCCTGCGGGGCAGTGCGGCGCCGCCTTGCGGCGGGCTGCGCTTCAGTCCTGCGCTTCGGCGGCGATGCCTTCGTTGATCACGAAGCCCGTCAGGTAGGGCAGGCCGGCGGGGATGCCCGTTTCGC